TCTAATCGTGCTTGTGCTTGCTTGAACGCCTCTTGGCGCTCGGCTAGTGCTATTGCTTGCTCATCTTGCTTTGATACTTGCGCCCCCACTTTCGCCAATTGCTTGGCTACTCGCTTGGACTTTGGCTTGCGCTTGGCTACTCTCTTACCCGTAGGAGCGACTACGAATCGCTCACCATTGGGCTTGATAATAGTGATGGGGAAAGACACTCTAGGTGTCTGCCTTACCCATGGGCGGGATACTCTCACGCGCTTGGTTGCCATCTCTCTATCCTCTCTAGTCGGTTTAGGGCTTGGCTAAGCCCTAGTGGATAGGTGGGCTTTGATACCCACCTACCCGCGCCTATTGGGTAGAGAACTTACTCGCCCCTACATGGGGCGGGCTCACGCTCTACCTTCTAGGCGGTTGAATAAATGCGACTAGGCGCTCTAGCGATTTAGGTTGAACCGACCCCCGCGAAAGCGGGAGAAGCGAGAGCGATAACGCTCTAGCCGATTAGGTTGAACCCTTCTCTAATGCTTCGCTGAAAGTCTGCCTAGTGAGAGAGAGAACCTACTCGGGCTAGTTATCTAGCCACTTTCAGACTCTCGCTAGGGGCTAATTCCAAGCGATAGGAGAATTGAACCATGAACGGGGCAGAAGTTCAACTTATGTCTAGCCAAGAGCTGGAAATCTTGAGCGTGGAAATTGTGATGTCCATCACACTTTCAAGCCTTAATGGGGAGATGGGGTAAATCGGGCATAATGGGATAGATAGGACATTGGGAAATTGTCCAACCGACACGCCGACAATTCCCAAAGTGTGAGCCAATTCACACACACCAAAGAGAGAGCCACTATTGAGAATAGTTCTCATTAAGTAATGAAGTGGGGGGGGTAATTGGTAATGATAATCGTTCTCAATTATCGGTGGGGAGAGAGTCAGCCTCTCAGTATTTATTAAGTTCTCTCTCAGAATACACACAGCAATAACTCTCTAGTAGAGGTTGAGGGTTCATTAGGTAATAGATACTCAGGAAGTTCTCAGGCAATTCTCAGAATACTTTGGGGGGGCGTTTATTAAACTAGCGAGCCACCCTGTATATATAGTCACTCCAAAATTTTCTGTTATAAGCCCCCCCTAATATATATACAAATCGGACATAATACCCCCTAAAATAAAATATATCTAGGAAACCTGTTCGGTTTCCCGATTTGAACAGGTTTTCTATATATGTAATAATAAATATTTATAATAAGGAGCTTGCTCCGCTTGAACTACGCAAGCTCTTATATAATATAATATATATAATATATATATGGGGAAGCTATGCCCGTTTTACGACGGGCGTTATTTCTGTGATTTAACGGGGGACACTGATGGGTAGAAAGCCTGGCAAGGTAGATATACCGATGCATGAGGCTAAGGAGAAAGTTCTCCTGATGCTAGCCCAAGGTAGCACCATAGCCCAGGCAATGGGCTCAGTCAACCGCAATGAGGTAACCTTTAGGCAGTGGTCCATGAAGGATACTGACTTCAAAGACAGGGCCGACAAGGCCCGCCTCGAAGGCAAAGGTATCAAGGCTGACTTTAAGAATCTTAAGGATATCAGCTTTGAGGACTTCTCCCAGCAGTTTCTAGACACCAGCCTCTTTGACCATCATAAGGACTGGATTGACTTGATTGAGGGGCGCGAGCCCCGCTATCTCCACCCTGCGATGACATACGAGCCAGGGGCCGCTAACCGAGTCCTGATTAACGTACCCCCTGAACATGCTAAGTCCACCGTGGTGACGATTAACTATGTTACCTACCGACTGGCTGTGGACCCGAATGTTAGAATCATTATCGTCTCTAAGACCCAGGGCATGGCCCGCAAGTTTCTCTCGGCGATTAAGACAAGACTCTCACACCCGAATTGGATAAAGCTTCAGACAGCCTTCGGTCCGCAAGGCGGATACAAGGCTGATAGCCAAACCTGGAGTGCTGATATGATTTACCTTGGCACTGGTAGGGACTCTGGTGAGAAGGACCCTACAGTACAAGCCCTTGGTTTTGGTAGTCAAATTTACGGTGCTCGTGCCGACTTGATTATCCTCGACGATGTTGTGATGAACTCCAATTCCCACGAATGGGAGAAGCAAATTGAATGGCTTCAAAAAGAAGTCATCACACGCTTAGGACGACACGGGAAACTACTTATCGTAGGGACCCGTGTTGCTCCAGTAGATTTATATAAAATGATTCGGGACGGTCAACAATGGACAGGTGGTAAATCTCCCTTTACCTACTTTGCCCAGCCAGCCGTACTGGAGTTTGATGAAAACCCGAAGAACTGGAAAACGCTTTGGCCATGGACGGATAGGGCTGAAGGCGATAAAGATGAAGCTAACGCCGAAGGACTTTACCCTAAGTGGGACGGTCCTTCACTTTTTACTCGGCGTAGTGAAGTGGCACCTTCCATCTGGGCGATGGTCTACCAGCAAGAGGATGTCACCGAAGATTCAATATTCTCACCCACAGCAATTGCAGGATGCGTTAATGGTATGCGAAAGCGTGGACCCCTCAAACCAGGAGTCCCAGGACATCCAAAGAACCTAGAGTCTGCTTATACAGTTATAGGCCTAGACCCAGCGATGACTGGCAATACTGCTGCGGTAGCTATTACTTACAACCGTGGCGATAGTATGATTTATGTTTTAGATGCTGTCAATATGACAGAGCCTACCCCTGCGAAAATTCGTGCCCTTATCGAAGATTGGGTACAGCGCTATAAGCCACAGGAATTACGAATTGAAATCAACGCACACCAGAAAGCATACGCACTCGATGATGAATTGCGTAACTGGCTTTCGATGTACGGATGCCAACTCAACTCTCACTTCACTGGTAAGAACAAGTGGGACACTTCTTTTGGTGTGGCTTCTATGGCGAGTTTATTTGGCAGTATTAGAGATGGACGATTTCAAGATAACAACTCGATAGAGCTACCTTCTAACGAAGGAAGCGAAGGCCTTAAGGCTTTAGTACAACAGTTGATTACTTGGAAGCCTGAGACTAGAAACCCTACAGACTGTGTAATGGCTCTCTGGTTTGCAGTCATTCGCGTCCGCGAGTTAATGCAACAACACTCACAGTCAGCAAGATGGATGCAAAACCGTTGGGCAACAAGGGCTCAAACGGAGAGAAGATTCTCAATTAACTTAGATGAAGCTGTTGCAGAGCAATGGCAACAGACATACGGATAGGAACTATGGCACTTTCAATTGAACAGATTGCAGCACGAGTTGACTCGTTGCGCTTTCGTAATGCAGATAGGGACGCTCGTAATCAAGACGTCCTTGCTGTCCGCAAAGGTCAGATTGCCAGCGTATATCCTGACTTCTTTCCAGATGGGGTAGATGCAAATGTCGTTGCGAATTTTATTGACATTGTTGCTAGAGACTTATCTGAAGTCATGGCGCCTCTGCCTGCGGTCAACTGCTCCGCGGCGAATTCGGTTTCAGACAGGGCTCGCAGCTTTGCTGACAAGCGTACTCGTATTGCGAGCAATTACTTTGCCCATTCGGATATGGCTGTGCAGATGTACTCGGGAGCGGACTGGTATATAACCTACGGCTTCCTACCATTTGTAATTGAATTAGATTCAGAAGCTAAACTACCTCGTATTCGTCTAGAGAATCCAGTAGGTGCATATCCAGAGTTTGATAGATACGGACGATGCATAGCATTTGCTAAGCGTTACTCTATGACTCTTGGTGAGCTTGTTGCACAATTCCCTGAGTATGAGCGTGCGCTCCTTGGTGGACTTGGATACAAGCAAGAGTTAAACTCTCTTATCGAAATGGTTCGTTACTATGATAAAGACCAATCGGTAATCTATCTACCAGATAAAAACAATCTTGTATTATCTCAAGCTAAGAATCCTCTTGGTAAGATGATGATTGTTGTAGCCCGCAAACCATCTATTGATGGTGAACTGCGTGGACAGTTTGATGACATATTAGGTATTCAGTTGCTCCGCAACCGCTTTGCACTTCTTGCTATGGAAGCAGCAGAGAAATCAGTACAAGCTCCTATCGTACTTCCACAAGATGTACAAGAGCTACAACTTGGTGGCGATGCTGTTATCCGCACATCAAACCCAGCTGGTGTACGCCGCGTAGAGCTTACACTGCCACAAGGCGCATTCACTGAGCAGACTCTGCTTAATCAAGAATTGCGTGTTGGAGCACGTTATCCTGAGGGACGTACAGGTAACATCAATGCATCAATTGTCACGGGTCAGGGCGTACAGGCTCTCATGGGTGCGTTCGATACTCAGGTCAAATCTGCACAGGCAATCTTCGCCAGCGCCCTCCGTGACGTCATTCAGATTTGTTTCCA